AGAACAAATTATTTTTTAGACCAGGTAGAAGATGAATTAAAATTACTTGGATATTATTATCATCGTGCAGGAAAAAGTTCTATTGGTAAAAGATTAATGAACGCAATTAATGGGTGGCGCATGTTACAACAAGGTAGTTTCATTGATCATGATACACTAAAAGATGTTTATTATTATATGGGAGCCAACATCGGTGTAGAACGTGGCTATAAAAATTTAACAGGTGTCGATCAAGATGCAACATTTAGTTATAATCAATTGAAAGAAAATAATGGTTTACGAGTGCCAAAAGATTATTCATGGCACGAGGCTCTTGATAAAGTACCAGAATACAAGAAAGCTTATGTATCTGACGTGATACGAAGAGAAGGTAGCTTTCATCCCGTACCACGGATCACGCTCTCTACTGTACACGGAAGTAAAGGTGGTGAAGCTGATAATGTCATGATACTATCAGATCTATCCCGTAAAGCAGATGAATCTTATTGGAGAGATAAAGACGATGAACGAAGAGTGTTTTATGTTGCTCTTACAAGAGCAAAACAAACATTATACCTTGTTAGATCTAAAACAAATAGAGAGTTTAGAGAAGTTTTTCTGTGAAAAAGAAACATGATTGGATTGATGATTTAAATATGAGAGCAGCCAAACATTTAGTAAAACTTGGATTAGAAAAAGATTGGAAAAAAACTTTTGAACGTATGACTAAGAGAAGACAAAAAAGGGAAAGGAAGAAGAGATGACTAAAAATTTTAATAGCAACACAACCAATAATGATGAGTGGTTAACACCTCCTTATATTATAAAAGAGTTTGGTGAGTTCGATCTTGATCCTTGTTCACCTCACCCAGACAAAAGGCCGTGGGATACAGCTAAAAACCATTACTATAAAAAGATGGATGGCTTATCACAAAGTTGGGATGGTAGAGTTTGGTGTAACCCTCCTTACGGTAGAGAAACTTTTAAGTGGTTAGAAAAACTTTATAACCACGGCAATGGTATTGCTTTAATATTTGCAAGAACAGAAACAATAGGGTTTCATGAACAAGTGTGGAGTAAAGCTCACGCAGTTTTTTTCTTCAAAGGTAGATTAAAATTTTATCATGTTGATGGTAGCGAAGGTGATTGTGCCAATGCGCCAAGCTGTTTAGTTGCATATGGTAACTTAAACGCAGAAGCGTTAGAGTTTTGTAAATTAAAAGGTAAATTTATACCTTTAAAAGATACATGGAGATAATGAAGAAATGACACAGATACCGATGTTTCAACCACCTAGTGAATGGACGCCACCACAAAATATACCCGATTTAAGTCAAGCAAAAGAGATAGCAATTGATTTAGAGACAAACGACATAGGTCTTAATACAAACATTGGTCCTGGTTGGCCTGTAGGAAAAGGATTTGTTGCCGGAGTTGCTTTATCTGTTGAAGGTTGGTCTGGATATTTTCCTTTACGACACGAAGGCGGTGGTAATTTTGATGAAAAAATTTTTAAATCTCAACTAAAAAAGATTTTAGAACTTCCCTGCGATAAAATTTTTCATAATGCTATGTATGATGTTGGTTGGTTAGACCACATGGGATTAAAAGTACATGGTCGCATTGTTGACACAATGATTGCTGCACCCATAGTTGATGAAAATAGATTTAAGTATGCTTTAAATGATCTTGGTAAACATTATTTAGGTGAAACAAAAAATGAAACTTTACTATACGAAGCGGCAAAGAGTTGGGGAGTAGATGCAAAAGGTGAAATGTGGAAATTACCGCCGATGTATGTTGGTCCTTACGCTGAAAAAGATACAGATCTTACATTAAAGTTATGGGGTTATTTTAAAACAGAATTAATAAAACAAGATCTCATGGGTATTTTTGATTTAGAAACTAAACTTTTTCCTATACTGTTTGAGATGAAAAAGAAGGGGGTACGAATTGACTTGGACCAAGCAGAGAGAACTAAGAAACTATTTGCTAAAAGAGAAAAGGAATTACTTGATAAAATCCTTAAAGACACAGGGGTCGCAGTGGATATATGGGCAGCAGCTTCTGTGGCAAAAGCTTTTGATGCAAAGAAAATTAAGTATGAACGCACTGAGAAGTCTGGCCAGCCTAAGTTTGATAAAAACTTTCTTACAACTCACCCTAGTGACCTTGCTAAGATGGTTGTTGAAGCTAGAGAAATTAATAAAGCCAGAACCACGTTCATTGATACAATCCTCAAGCATACGCACCGAGGGAGGATTCACGCAGAGATACATCAAATGCGATCCGACCAAGGAGGAACGGTAACAGGTAGATTTAGCTACAGTAACCCTAATTTACAGCAAATTCCTGCTAGAAATAATGTTATTGGACCTAAAATAAGAAGTTTATTTATTCCTGAAGAGGGTTGCAAGTGGGGAACTTTTGATTACTCGCAACAAGAACCACGAATCACGGTGCATTTTGCTAAATTAACGAACGGAGGTTTACCTGGTTCAGATACCGTCATAGACGCTTATGAGAACGATGATGCTGATTTTCATCAAGTAGTAGCGGATATGGCTGGAATTGATCGTAAAACAGCAAAAACGATTAATTTAGGCATGATGTATGGCATGGGTAAGGGTAAACTTGGTTCAGAATTAGGTTTAGATGAAGAAGACACCGCAGATTTATGGAAACAATACCATAAACGTGTACCTTTTGTTAAAGAATTAGCCGATAAAGTGTCAGCTCGTGCGCAAGATGTTGGATATATCAGAACTTTACTTGGAAGAAAATGTCGTTTTGACCTGTGGGAGCCAAATTTATTTGGCATAAACAAGCCATTACCTCATGTAGAAGCTATGAGAGAACACGGTAGGAACATTAGAAGAGCCTTTACATACAAGTCTTTAAACAGATTAATACAAGGATCGGCGGCAGATCAAACAAAACAAGCTATGATAGATTTACATGAGGAAGGCTTTCTTCCTCATATACAGGTTCATGATGAATTGAATCTCTCTGTTGATAGTCCCGATAAATACTCGGTAATAAAAACTGTAATGGAAAATTGTGTTTCGCTCAAGGTTAAATGCAAAGTAGATGTTGAAATCGGTGAAAGTTGGGGTACTATCAAAGAATATGTTAAAGACATTCGTAATAGTGGTTAGTTTGTGGGGTTTCAACGGAAGTACATGGGTCTACACAGGAAATCAAATGGTTTTGCAAGAAACTTATGATGAATTAAAACTGTGTCAGGAAATGGGCAAGAAGTTTATGAAGTTTGAAATGAATAAATATTTTACTTTTAAGGTACAATGTATCGAGGATATTAAAAAAGATATTTGACTATTTATATAAAATCCCATATATTACCCATATGAATATAGAAAAGTACAAAAGTGTTGCAATACACAAAGATACTTATGATAAAATTAAGCCTATGGCCAAAAAAGGTTATATGACGATTAATAATTTTATACGTATGTTAGTTGATAAGGAACACTTAAAGGAACAAGAAAGTAAGAAAGAGAGTAATGGCGTGGCGGATTAAATGAAATTACCCGATAGCCCAATTCGTAAGGTCTACCAATGTCCTAAATGCGATACGGTATCGGTAAAATTTTTTGATCCGAGACATAATACGTCTTACACATATGAAGAATGGAGGCGAATAGTACATGAAGGAAGTAAGGCTCTTGATAGATTACTTAAAATGTACGACCCAAAATTTTTTATATAGCTACCATTAAGGAGAAAGATGAGAAAGGAATCAATTTTACCAAGATTTAAATACAAGGCAAAATATGGCAGATTATACACACATGAGGTTTGTAAAGACTGTTCTAAAAAATATCTTTGTGATAACATGATGCAAGATAAAATGAATTATGAAGTGTGGCGTTGTATTCGATGTTACAATTTAAAATTAAGAAATTAGGGGAGATTATGAAGAAAGAAAAAAATAGTCATCACGGTAGAGAATGGTACGATGATGAATATGAATTATTTGAGAATGATGATACTCGAACAGAGCAAGTTTTTGATGTTAAAATTAGATTAGAAACTCCGGACGGCATAACCACAAGTCGTTTATTACGTGTAATACAAAGAGCGCTTAGTGATTCATTGTATTTATATAATGAAGCTCATGCTCATACAGTTTCGGGAGAATTAGTTGAAACTAATGAAATTGATGTAAATGCAGAAGTTTTAAATTTAGAAGTTTCAAGTGCAGAGCAAATAGCAAAGAAAAAAACTGATAAATTAAACGAATTATTAGGTAAAAAAAATGGAAAAAAATAGATCTTTAAAGTTACGTTTAACTGATGAATTTGATGACGTAAGAAGTAAAGTGATGCGTGATCCACGGACCAGGGAAGAATTGTTGGATAGACATAAATACCATCGTCTTGAAGATATTATAAAGAAGCGTTATGGCACGAATTATTTTTTACGCATCACGAACCATGGTTGCATTATCATCGATCAAGCAGATGATTTGCGCTAATTGTAAAGGAGAAGGTAATGTTAAGCTCAAGTTTGAATGTGAAGAAGCAGATCAAAAATGCAAAGTTTGTTACGGCAAAGGCAAAATTAAGAAAAATGAATACTATCACCAGTCTTGGGACGACGGCGCAGGTAGTCCTTCCTTCTACTACGGTCCGCCACTTGACGTACAAGGAGATGAAGGATTTAAAAACTACAAAATTTATCCAAAGTAAACCAGTTTTAAAGTTTAAAGGTGAAATACCTTTTTAGAGTTGGGATAGAGGTATATTCTGGTGGCTCCACACAGGTCATGTTTAATCACGCAGATGGTTCGGGACCTCGAATCTCAAGATCGTTTAACATAACCCGTTAAACCATTAATGTGTGCAAAAGGGGGAGGTTCACACTAGTTTAATACTAGTGCCCCCTTTTTTAATAAGTATAGATATTTTTAGCCCATACTGATTTTAAAAACTCTTTTACCCCCCTGTTACAGCCGTTACAACGTTACATTACTTTAACTTACTGAATTTACTACGTTTTTATGTAACATATTTGTAACAGCAAATATTTCTATCTGTTACACTATTGGGATATTTTAAGCCCTACTTAGAATTTATAAAGATAGTAGGGTAAAATATAACTATACCTTTTAAAAAAAATACATATAATTAGGATATTATGCCAAAAATAAGAGATGGTTTAAGTCCTAAACAAAAAGCATTTGTTGAGATCTTTTGTGCAGAAAATGGTAGATTAACGCCTACTGAATGTGCAAAACAAGCCGGATATTCAGAAAAAAGTGCAACCGCAGCAGCTTGTAATCTTCGTAACCCTAAATATTACCCCAAAGTAGTTGAAGCAATTGAAAATTTACAGAGGGAATATGCAGAAGCCACAAAAGTAGATGTTGTAAGACACTCAAGAGAATTGGCTAGGTTAAGAGAAAAAGCTGTAGAAAATGGACAGATTGGTCCTGCTGTTGTTGCTGAATATAGAAGAGGTCAATTAGCGGGTTTTTATGTTGATAGAAAAGAGGTAGTCACCGCATCTCTTGACAACATGACCAGGAAAGAACTTGAATCAAAGTTAAAAGAGATACGGGACAATAATATTGTTAATGCCGAATATGAAATCATCGATACAAACAATAAATTAGAATAAGTAAAATTAAAGTTAACCAATTACCTAAAAAAATTATAAACATTTAATTCCTTTCTTCTGGTATTTTATTTAAATATTCATCATCACCATGACTACCCCAATAATTTGATGCATTAAATTCATCAAAAGATATTTGAAAAGGATAATTTTTAACAAAGGGTTCAAATTCATTTATTTTCTTTTCATTAAATTGTTCATAATCAATAATATGTTCTTGAATTTGAAAAATTTCTTTATTAATTTTATCAATTGATTTCAAAATTTTAATTTCTAAATCTTTATAAAAAATTTCTTTTTCTATCATCTGTCCAACTCCTTTACATTTATTGTCAATTCAACTTTCCTGTCAGCCCATTCACCATTAACGGATTCATTCCATTGTTCTAATAAAGGCAGTAAATTTTTAAAACTTATATCTTCACCATTAAGACAAGCTAATAATTGACCTTTTTTACTTTTACCATTAGTCCACCTTGTACCAATGTTATTAACTACGTATTTATCTATATGCATATTATTTCTCCTCTCCATCAAACGCCATATCTATTTCTACTCTTGCCCATTCATCATCTATCTCTAAAAACAAGATGTCATATTTTTCTATAAACGGACAAGCACTCATGTACTCATCTATAAGTTTTCTCTTTTCTTCTAAATTCATTTTTCTCCTCCCACATAATGAAGTTCTTCTTGGTATATTTCAATAATGTCGTTTGTATAATCTGGATTGTTTTCATCTACATCTTTACCAGCCATGCAGATATCAACTGCTTCTTCCTTATTTTTTGCTTCAACATTTTTCCAAATGTCTTGCATTTTATAAGTTTGTATTATTGTAAATTTTGGCATATTATTTTCCTTTCTCTATTTCCATCACTATTTTGTAATCCCACTCTTCCTGGTCATCATCAAAATAGTAATCCAATTTAAGATTATGCTTTTTCAACATATCATTAATTTCTTCCATAAATAATTCAGCAGTTTCGTATGTGGGTGTATTATACGCCCAAGCTACATAATTTTGTTTACTCATTTCATACCTAACCTTTGAAAATTATCTTCTCCTTTGACAAATGTTTTCCTGTCATTAGCTAACCAACCAATAACACCAT